TGCAGCGCCGGAGTCTGGACTAACGGCATTGGTCACACCGACGGCGTGACGCCGCAAAGCCAGGTCAGCGAGCGGCAGGCGGCGGTTAATCTGGTGTATGACGTGATGCGCGTCGAGCGCGGGATCGTGAAGCGGGCCGACGACGGGCTGCACGTGACCCACGTCGGCGAGAACCCGCTGCCGGAGAATGACGCCCGGCCGGTGCAGCTTTACGTTCACGGCGAGCTGGTAAGCGAGTGGCAGACATGAGCGGGCTGCAGCTTGTAAATAATCGGCTTGAGGCGCTTATCAGCAGCCTGTCAGCCCCGGCGCGTAAAGAACTGGCGCGCAGCATTGCGAAGAAGCTGCGCACAAGTCAGCAGCAGAACATTAAGCGACAGCAGGCCCCGGACGGCACGCCGTTTAAGCCCCGAAAAACGCAGCCGGTGCGCAGCAAAAAGGGCCGCATAAAGCGCGAGATGTTCGCGAAGCTGCGCACCGCTAAGTACATGAAGACGCAGGCCAGCCCTAATGAGGCCGCAATCGAGTTTGCGGGTAACGTACAGCGCATGGCCCGCGTGCATCATTACGGGCTGCGTGACAGGCCTTCACGCAAAGGTAAAGAAGTGCAGTACGAATCTCGACCTTTGCTGGGTGTTAGCGAAACTGACTTAGCCATGGTTACGAAGTTGATCATTATTCATCTCGAGCACTAGACGCAACAGACTTTGGGAAATCTTCGAAATAGCTAGAAGGCATTTGCAACATTGTTTCACCCATAGTTTTCGATAGATAATCTTTTAAACCATCTATGCCATTCTTCTCAAACGCCATCACTTGCGGGAGGTAGATGGAAATAATCTCCAAAGGCTTGTTGGAAATAAAAGATTCATGGAATTTCTTCATTATCCAGATTGACCTATTTACTAATGGGGTCCTGTATTCTCTGAATGCTGACTCTAATTGCTTTGTTGATTCGATGTTCATGTGATTTAGGTATTCTATTGCTGGCCCTGTATAATCAGCGTCAGGATTGAAACTAACACCACAATGGCTTTCTATTTCTTTAATTATTTCTTGAACTAATTTTGAGCTTTTAAGGAATGCGCGTAAAGTTATCTTGTCAATCTTAAAGTCTTCACTTTTACTTGACCAAATATTTTGACTTACTTTAGATTGATAGTTGTTGAGTGAGGTTTTGATGGCTAAGAATTCCTGATCGGCAAGTTCAAGCAGGCCTGCTAATCTTGAGAATTGTCTTTTAATAACTTTGGGAACTTCAACTGAACTTTTGTATCCAATGTCATGCTCAATTTCTGCCCATGTGTGCTGTAATATAGAACGAATTTGTATTTCAGCCTTTAGCCCTGAATACGATTTATATTCAAAAAAACCTAACCTGTCCTCTCTTAATGAGATAACATAATGTAATGAGAGATAACCAAATTTCTCTGGCTCTAATGATGCTCTTTTATCAATTGTGTTTTTCTGGTCAACAGAGAATTCCCTCTCTATTAGTGCGGCAACTTCATCGACTTCGTCTGCGAAGTGAGTGATGATACGTAAGCCTACAATATCAGTTATTTCATCTATGCTCGTATATTTATCTTTGCTGTTTACCTTTTTTCCTAGGCTTTCTCTCCCTTTAACTCTGCAGGTCACAGAGTGAATCTTAATACCTTCAGCGAGCATCAAGTTATCTATTAAGGCAGCAAGCGTTTTGGAAAATGCATCATACTTAGCTTTGTTTTTTTCATAGGCTATCAAAATTTCATTCATGTAAAAATCTCCTTTTTTTTCATTATAAGCACAAAGCTTGCTTAGCTATCAACGAGCAAACAATGCCTTCTATGAAAAAATTTACCTACCAAGATAATGCTTCCATGAACGAACAACTCGCAGAAATTCAGCGCCTGCTGCGCAACCTGATCCGCATCGGAACCGTGTCGGCCGTCAACCTTGACGGCGGGCTGTGCCGTGTGGATACGGGAAAAAACACAACCGGCTGGCTGCACTGGCTGAGCGCCCGCGCGGGTAAAACCCGCGCCTGGAATGCGCCGTCAGTGGGTGAGCAGGTGCTTGTTCTGTGCCTCGGCGGCGAACTCGATACCGGCTTTGTACTGCCGGGCATTTTCTCGGATGACAATCCGGCTCCGTCTGCCTCGGCCGATGCACTGCACTGGTCATTTCCCGACGGCGCGGTGATTGAGTACGAGCCAGAAAATGGCGCGCTGACTGCAACCGGCATACAGACGGCAACCATCAAAGCGGCGGTAAAAATCCTGTTCGACTCGCCGGAAGTGGAATGCACAACGCTGCTTAAAACAGCGCAGCTGGAAGTCACTAAGGGCGGCACGATGAAAGGCAACGTGACGCATACCGGCGGCAACCTTTCCTCAAACGGCAAGGTACTGCACAAGCATAAGCACCCTGGCGACAGCGGCGGCCAGACGGGGGAACCGATATGACAACCGCAAAATATATCGGCATGAACCGGGAAACCGGCGCTGCGCTGACCGACCTCGATCATATCCGGCAGTCAGTGCGCGACATTCTGCTGACTCCTGTCGGCACCAGGGTGATGCGTCGCCAGTATGGCTCGCTTTTATCCGCTCTGATTGGCCAGCCTCAAAATGAGGCGCTGCGCCTGCAGATTATGTCGGCCTGCTATCTGGCGATCCTGAAGTGGGAGCCGCGGGTAAAGCTGACAGCCATCAGCTTTGAGTCGTATATCAATGGCGCAATGGTGGTTGAGCTGTCCGGCAACCGCACCGACAGCGCGCAGCCTTTTTCCTTAACCGTTCCTGTGAGCTGAGACTATGGCAACTATCGACCTGAGCCAGCTGCCCGCGCCTGATGTGGTGGAGCCGCTGGACTATGAAAGCCTGCTGGCCGAGCGAAAGACGACGCTGATTTCCCTTTACCCGGCCGATAAGCAGGACGCTATTGCCCGCACGCTGACGCTTGAATCAGAACCCATCGTTAAGCTGCTGCAGGAGAATGCCTATCGTGAGCTGATCCTGCGCCAGCGCATCAACGAGGCGGCAAAGGCCGTCATGGTTGCCTATGCACTGGATGGCGACCTTGACCAGCTCGGCGCGAATAATGGCGTAACCCGCCTGACCATTACCCCGGCCGACGATACGACTATCCCGCCGACCGCTGCTCTTATGGAAAGTAACGACGATTTCCGGCTGCGCATCGCCTCAGCCTTTGAGGGAATGAGTGTCGCCGGGCCGACCGGTGCGTATGAGTATCACGCCAGAAGCGCCGACGGCCGGGTAGCCGATGCGTCAGCCAGCCCCTTCATCTCTTCAAAAGTGCGAGCTCTCACCAGAATCAACCGGCTTTGATAAGCATCACTGAGAAGGATTTCCTGCACACTGCCGCGATCTGCTTCGTACGCGGGAGATTGCTGAGACAGGTTGGCAAACTCCTGCGACGTGCCTCGCTGATAGGATGGCGAAACGTAATCCTGAAAGAGCCACGGATTGAATTCACCACCCTGCAGCAGGATTTCATCAACGAGTGAATCGCCGTTTTGCAGCAGAATTGAAAGCAGGTTTGGGTCTAACTGGAAGGTGTAACGCTGGTTTACTGCTGGCTCTGCCGGGATGCGGTTAAGGAGTTCGATGTATCGCGTGCTGATTTGCTTAAGGCGCCTGCCGTATTCACGCATTGCGCCGCGCTCAAGGCGGTCAGCGCCGGTCGGGTCAAGCTTGTTGCCGGGCAGGATTGCTGGCTTGGGCTTCTTCTTCAGTTTCGCCATCTTCCTCATCCTCTGGTAATGGCTCACCGCCGCCTGGCTCATATCCTGCAGCAACGCGTATTTCATCGACCGTGAATACCTGCTCGCCTGATGCGAGAGATGTCTGGTTGATGCTGCTCATCTTGGCTGCGTTATCCAGCATCTCACCGGCGGTCTGCTCGTTCAGGTCATCCCAAACAACTGTTTTTTCGCCGATGGCTGATAAAACTTTCAGGTCAATGAGCTTGTCCGCCATATCTTCGACATCGAATGACAACTCATTGCGACGCGATTGGCAGCGCTTGTTCATGTACTTGTTGTCTTCAGTGCTGGCTCGTTCACCGGACTGATTTCCAACAATGATTCGTGAAGGGATATCTACCGAACAGCACCAAGTTTGCAGGTTCACCCCATACGTTGGCGACGGGTCAGAAACGGCGTTGACCATTGATGTGACCTGGGCGCCCTGAGTAATCAGAAGCGTGTCGTTGCCTCGGTTAATCTCTCTGGCTGCTTCGTTGTAGCGCTCCTGAAGCTCATCAACTGTCACGCCATACATTGAGGCCAGATTGTTGAAATCGACATCTTTGTCAAAATTGATATTCTGCTGACGTGCCGCGTTCTTCAGGAATGACTCGCCAGATCCACCCTCGACTTTCTCGAGGCTGACACATGCGTTGTATCCAGGCTCAAGAAAGCCAATGGCATCGTCTGACATGTCACCCAAAATGAAGACGCGATCAGGGTGAACATCCTTTAAAACTGCTTTCCCGTCCTCATTCGCTTCCGTGTACTGCCACATGGTAATGTCGCCATTAGCATCTCTGCTCTTCACCTTGATGGAGCTACGCCATACAGGGCTAATCTTTGCCAGCCCCCGGCCTTTAAAGACTGGCTCACCCCACTGCTTTCCATCGCGAATGTGCAGGAGAATCGCAGACCAGACGCCAACTAATCGGCGCTTATCGGCTTCGGCGAACGCGCGCCAGAAACGGTGAGTGAATACCTTTTTGGATTCTCTCTCCCACGCCGTTTCTTTGCGGGATTCATCGCCTGGCGGCCCCTGAATGATTTCAGGGTTTGTTTGCCAGCAGGTGCCAGTCAGCTTATTGACTGAGCCGTGAGCAATACCGCTGCGATTGTAAAGCTTGTAGAAGTCATCAAATGTCAGCTCTTCTTTGAAGCCGTATTCGCACCACGCGCTTTCACGTTTCGCATCCAGCCCCATGCCAAGGTTAAATGCCATTTGCCGCGCACGGGCAAGCCTGACGTCATTCAGCGCGTGATTGACGGCTAGCGTTAATTTGTCAGTCATGGTTTGTCCGTCGGTGGGATTTGTGCAATAAAAAAGGCCGCCTGAGCGACCTTACATCTACTGGAAGGTTAAATCGGCATCCATCTTAAAGCTTCTAATCGCGTCATACTTACTTGCAAACTCTTCCGCGCGTGCATGCAAGAAATCATCGGTCAATGTTCCATTCTTTTGATCAATGATGTAATCGCGAAATGCTTCCATCTCAATTCGATTTCCATTTTCAATAAAGAGCTGAACTAATGCTCGATGGAACCGCATTTCATCACCTTGATGATAAGTGTGCCATGTATCTGCATTTAACCAGCGATCAAGTGGTTTGAAGTTATGCATAAAGCCCCCTTTAGCCTAGGAGGTTATAAATTAGCATCAAAATTATATGGTTACACTTCAGTCTTAATTTCGCAGGCGTTTTGGAATCATCATGCCTATCAACTGAGCTTTGCGTTTGATGTGACCATCGAGACCGTAGCGAATGCCATCCCAGCAGTGCTCAAAGCCATCAGCGAGCTTAGGTAATACTTCACCTGTAATGCGGTCAGTTTTGTACGACCACATGCGGGCTTCTATTGCGACATTCTTGCATCTCGGGTGGATAATGATTTCATCGAATCCGCGCAGGTGGGCGATACCATCCTCAACGCTTCCCGGCCACTTATCAGCCGCGGAGATGTTGAATCCCTGCCGCCTGAGGTAGCTGATTGTTTCTGGTCGCGCAGAGTCGGCTTTAATGGGCCATTCACGCGAGCCGGGTATGGTGTCGTAAAGCTCTGGCATGTGGTCCAGCTCAGTCTGCTGACCATAGGCCTCATATTCGATGTAAAGCCGGTTATGCAGAATGAATGATCTGGTCAGTGTGTTAGGGTCCTTGGCGAAACCAAAGTCAGCGCCAAAGAACAGCCGCTCAGCCTCTTTCCACAGATCATCAGAGAATTCAGCAATACGATATTTGCCAGCTAGCACCTGCTTGTCTGAGTTTTCGAGATAAGCACCCTCCCATACCCATGCATAGGTTGCAGGGTCGAGGCGGCGCTGATCGTTGAGTCGCTCACCTTCCAGCACCTCAGGGAACCACGGATTATCCGTGTAGTTCATCTCGACGGTTACGCAGTCGTCGCCAGCTTCTTTGCGAAAACGTTTATCGGTAGCGCTGCCATCGCGCTCCGGGTTCCATGTCACCCAAATCTCTGACCCTTCTTCACGCACTGTCGGACTGAGTTTCTGCCAGGCGATTTCGCTGACCGATTCAGCTTCGTCTACCCAGCAAAGCAATATGCGAGCTTTCGACTTGATGCTGTCGAGGTTGTGACGCAGACCGGCGAAAACGTATGTCACTGTCTTGTCGATCGTACGGATGTACTTTTCGCCAATGTCGAAGTTGGAAGCCAGCCACGGCACCGATAAGATCGCCTGCTTCACTTCCTGCATGCTCGACTCTTCGAGAGAGTTCATAAACTCACGTGCGCAGAGAATCACGCCGCTCTCTCCATTCATCATTGACTGATACGCCTTCACGGCAGTCATCAGGGCAAACGTGCGCGTCTTTGCACTGCCGCGTCCACCATGTGAGCAGCGATAACGCTTACCGACTGCAGTGAACAGTGGAGCGAGCTTTGCGGGGATCGGTAGCTGTACGGATTCACTCATGCTTTTGGCTCAACGGGTAGCAGCTGGATGGTTGTCGGTTTGGTAGCCATGCTGCCATCGGAGGACTTGTGGTCGATTTCCTGGCTCACCTTGTCGCCGTACTTCTTCGGGTTCATTCGGGCTAGCGCCCACTTGCGAGTATCAATACGAAGACGTGCTTTGCCAACCGCGGCGGCTTCTTCAGCTACTTCATCCGCAATCTCGAACATCTCTTCAAAAATGGCGTCAGCACGCGTCTCAGTTGCTGTCGCGTACTGGTCACGAAACTCTTTATGCTCAGCAAGCCAGCGGAAAACAGACGTCTTGCTTGGCATACCGGGGCGTTCACAGACTTTGCGCAGGCTCTCACCATCGGCAAGCAGTGAACAGATGTCAGCAGCCACCTCTGGTAGATAATCAGAAGGGCGGCCAGTTTTTGGTTTGGTCGCCATAGTAAAACCTTTAACATTGAATTTTCATAAGGGAGTGCGCATTAATGGCTTATACGATAATCAGTGCGGTAGCGATCATTTTTGGATTGGCAGGTTCACTATTGATGTTTTTGAATGGTCACGTACTTAAACCTTACCCTGACGGAGGATTCGCTCCACTTAACTACAAAGAAATTATTCAGCAGACCCACAGAGCAAACAAAAGGATTGTTCGCATGCAGCGCGTTGGCATGATGTGTCTTTTCCTTAGCTTCACATTGCAAGGTGTTGCGCTATACATTTCATCTTGATTTATTTTCAGCCGGCACGTATTCCATCTTGAGTACGTCATCAGGCGCGAGGTATATCCAAGCGCCATCTTGCCGAGCAACGCCAATGAAGCCATTAACCATCTCAGGCTGTGATCGGTTCATCAGGCCTTCGTGAGTTTCGCCTGACTTCGTGGTAACGGTGATGCGGTAGGTGCCAGGCATATTGGCTCCAATAAAAAAATGCCCGAAGGCGTTTGTTTGTCAGGGTGGGATTCAACCCACGCTCATTGCAGTATCGGCCACGTGAACCACTGTCTGATGTAGCTCATGTCACGCTTTGTCCCGTCAGAGCTTTCGCTCAGCCATCTCGCGCACCTGATATCTAAATCATACGCTTGATTCTCAACGCCTCACCACGTGGCTAACAGTTATCTATTTTCAGATTTTTCATCAGGCATGTTGTTGCCATAATAGGCGCAATGTACAACCCACTTTATTGATTGAAAATGAAACGAAACTTACTTATTTTTGCATTCTTTTATAGCGCTCATTCTAATGCAGACGATAAGGCTCTCGATATTCCGGTGATCGCGCCATTAAGTGCGAATGTTCAAATGTTATCTCCCAGCATCAGCGAATTCTATAGGGCTTGCTCAAGTGGAGCTAATTCAACTGAAACAAGGCAAAGCAGAGCTGACTGGTCCTACTGCTCTGGCTTCATCAGGGCGTCAATGCAGGCAGCAACTGATGGTGGCGCCGGAACATGCCCTCCAGTGACGCTACGTCAAGTTTTAAATATCATCGATAAGCGCAATCAAGAATACGAATCTAACCATTCCGATCCGATTTACGACAAAAGCGGGAAATTGGTCGCGTCTACATTACATCCAGATTTCGTTGACCCCTGGAAATCGCCAGCATTACCTATAGTTGTCAACACACTTAAAAAATTAGGCTGCAAGTAATAACATCATCAGGCGCACTCGCAAATGCGCCTTGTGATGGTTACTGGATCAGCTGCGGCTGAGTGATTGCCATAAACTGCTCATGCTCCAATGTCAGCACTCTTTTCTCTTTCTTACGCTCATTCATCAACCGACTGCCAATGGTGCCCTTGAGCTTTGAGCAGGTCTCTTTGATGGCGAAGCGATACTGAAGCTCTTCACCCATTGCAACATGCTGGTTGAGTTGGCCTGTCATCCAATTGAAGGCAGCGATATAACTCTCTTTGCCATACTACTCCAATAAAAAAGGCCCGCGGAAGCGAGCCTTACATAAAATTAGATTTTTATCTTTTAGGCTGAGTCTTTTTCACTCTCTTGAACACATCCTCAGTTATATAGAAAATGTGAATCCACATAGAAAAAATAAATACTACAGCAGCGCTGACCCACGCAATTACTGGAAGCCTTGCATCCATAAAACATCCATAAGGAATTACGGACCAACAAAAACTGACATATATATAGCATATGAAAAGGGGGATAAGGTTCCATCTACTCAAAATTAATAAGACAGCGGAAACCCCATAAACGACCGCAAAGGTTAATCCAAGGGAAACCCTTGCATGCTCAACTGTCATGAACACAAGACAAACATTAAACGCAATAACCTCGGCAATGATAGCCCAAAGGTTTCCTGTAGACGGCCCGCCGTAAGCGATCCTGTGTAAGCTTTCCTTGATTTCTTTCAGATCATCTTCAGTACGCATTTCTATACCCTTCTTTAAAAGCGAACCACGTTCGCAACGGCAATCAAGCCAAAGGTGAACACCCTAACTGTGCTCAGGTATAATTTTTTCCCTTACTCATATATGCGTTTGCGTCATTTTATCGAGCCAATTACCGTGGTACAAGTTTCTTTTGCATCGGTTTTTAGCTTGTCTGAAAATTATATCTTGCAAGCGGTATAATCAAGCGCCTTCTGAAGCGTTTTTCCAAACAACCTACTAAATTTCGTAGTGGAATTTTTTATGCTTGCAGGTATTATCTGAAAGTTTGCAATTTAGCTATGCCCTTCAGGCAATTTTCATTTAGATAGGGATGATTATGAGTTCAGAACATAAAGGTAAAAACGTTTTTGGCCAAGATATGTATCAGGGATCTGATGGGCTTTACGGCAGCAAGTATGAAGCAGATCAAACTTATCGATCCGACTATAAAAAAGAAAACTACCATGAGCCCTTTGAGTTCCCGCCAATCACTACACCCGGCGCCCTCACTAATCAGCAAAATTATTCCACTATTTCAAATGTATCCGGGCTATCTGACAACAAAATCTCACCTGAATCCAGAAGTCGCATTATTGGGCTGCTAATTCTTTATGTAGGAGGCTGGCTCAATCAGCAAGCCATCGGCTACTTAATAACCAACTCATTTACTGGCTTTTCCCTACACAACATTCTGGCTGCATGCGCGACCGTCTTGTTTTGGCCAGCAAAATTAATACTTGCTCTTTTTGGTAGCAAAGTGGGGGTAACAAGTATCTTACTCCCTTATGCCTTACCATTAGCAAACCTGCTTTGGATTTTATTCGTTGCTCACCTGCTCCTTAAAAATGGTAAGTTAAAGGCGCTTTTAGGAATAAAATCTACAGGTTATAAGAAGGTTTCGTGGATAAAGGCAGCGCTGATTCATTTGATTGTTCAAATCGCGCTAACTGCATCCTTAATGTTTATGTGATGATGATTTAGCGAGTCCTATTGAAGGAAAATATTAAAGGCACTGCTCTCTGATGTACTGTTGCAGCCCCGCTATTTGCTTTCCGGCAACTTCGATTCGCCCTCTGAGGGTGAAATAATCCCGCTGAGCGGCGTCAGTAAGTCGGGCGCTGGCTGCATCATCCAGGCTGGAGGTTCCGGAGGAGGATTGTTTCTGGCAGGTGGCGTTGAGCTGCAACCGACGCTTGCCAGTAGCAACATCATCATGCAGCTGATCGATAGTCGCTTTAGCATCAGCTAGCTCCTTCGTGTATTTCGCATCGAGTGCGGCCACATCGCGCTGGCGCGTCTGCATATCGGTGATGGTGTCGTGAGCCAGCTTGAGATTGCTGGTTGCGGTGTCACGCTGCGCCTTGAAGTCAATGGCATTGCCTCGGTAATAAAGCGCGAATGCTACTGAGGTGGCTAATAGCAGCAGAACCAGCAGGATGAGCGCAGTGAGCACTTTAGCCTTTGAGGTCATCTGCACTCTCCGCCAGGCACATGGTCCGCTCCATATCCCGGCGGTTCATCAGTCCACGCCATTTTTGTCCGCCCGCATAAATCCATCGGCGTAATTCTTCACATGCGCCATCTACATCACCGGCATTCAGACGTTTAAGCAGTGTCGATTTCGAGAACGCGTTTGTGCCAACGTTATAGGTGAAGCTGTAAAGTGCAGCGCGCTGATATTCACCCAGTGGAATTTTGACCATTCCGTCGACTGCCTTCTTAACCGGCTGCAGATCGTTCCACATCAGGCGGTCGCATTCGCGGTCGGTGTACTTCTTACCCTTTATGATGTCGGTACCGGTGTGTCCGTCGCAGACAGTCCAGACGCCCGCCACATCTTTGTAAGGCTCGTACACCCTCCCCTCTACTCCATCCTTTCCGCCGAGGAATACCGTGGCGATAGCCATAGCTCCGCCACCCGCGACAGCAATAAGCTTATTGCGCAGGCTGTTTGACATAGCCATGGGTTAATCCTCGTTGATGTCCGGAGCTGTAGGCCAGCGCTGAAGGGCTTTAATCTGCGCTATTGTTGTCTTACGCTTGTAATACCAGTTGATGCCGAGCGTGAAGAGCGCGACCAGAATACCGGCCAGTACGCCCACAGCACTCCATTCATCGGGACTTAACCGGGTCAGCAGACCATTGGCAATCGTCCCGGCAGATGCGCCATATGCTGCGCCTGATGCCAGTTTGCTCATATCAATACTCATGTGACCCCCGGTTACGGGGACAGGCTCAATTAGGAATTGTCTACTTTCTGAACTGAGCAAGTCCGGTTAGTCTTTTCTTGTCGAGAGAAAACACCGCACCGCCGTTGGGTAGCCAATAAGAAATAATCCGCCATTGAGCGGATTTTTTTTATGCGTAAAAGGTCGCCCGCTGCCACTTAGGTAAATCCATGAGGTCGCAGTGATTGGCAGGGGCGATAAACGTGAAAAAGGCCGCTCTAATGGCGACCTTCTGAAATAGTTTAGTGGTGTTACTTACCCGCTACAGGGTATGCGGTGAATCTTATCCCCGGGAGGGTATAGAAATAAAAAACGCCCTCGCAGTTGGTGAGACCGCAGGGCGCTTTGACTATCACAAATCAATGGATCTGACTCTTTCAGGTTAACGCGTCAAACAACAGCGCGCAACTTCAACTGTTAGGAATCATATCCCCAGCTTCCTGAAAAGTAAATAGCCCACAATAAAATAATGAGCTATTTCCGATTGCGCTATCCGGTTACCTTATTCAGGGCTGAGTTAGCCCACGATTCTTCAATCTCCAGTTTGCCGATTAGCTGGTCATAGAACGGCTTGCCACTTCGATCCCACGTAGCCAGGCTGATTGCGTCGGTAATCTCGCAGACGCTGCGAAACGCCTCCACAGCCGGGATTCGCTCATAACCTCGACCGCAACAGCGTTTACAGTCTCCCAGAACGGGTACGCCCTGCTCTTCAGTCAGCTTGCGATCAACTGCCCGCCCTCTCCCGTTACAGTCACGACACGAAGAAGACACCACGCCCTTCCCGTTGCAGGCTTTGCAGATAACGCGAATAACCTCTTTCACGCTTCGGGATGATCCACCTGATAGCGGTGACTTCATGGTGAACACATCCGCCTCAATGAATCCTTTCGCCTGGCAGCATTCGCAAGGCTTGACGCTGGCAGCGCTGCGGCAATAATCCATGTAGGCATAAGTTGCGAGCGTTTGCATAACCGCTGGCTTAATATCTGTGTCTAGCTTGCGTAAGGCGGCAACCTTATCGCAGGTACTCAAAGCATATTCAGTTAATAACGATACGGCGCGTCGGGCGTCGTTATCGCTTACTCCAACCTTACCCATAAACGCACTGTAACCCAGCGGAGCGCGACTCTGGGTCATTCCCATGGCTGCCATATAATCAGTGCCAGATAAAGCATCTGAGGCTGTTGCAGGCGGCATACCGGCAAAGCTCGCTGTCTTCGCAAAATGATATTTGACTGTCGCTTCAAGCCCCATGTTTAACTCCCATCATTTTCGCCATGTTATGAATGATCTGATAATCAACCGCGAATCCACCTTTGCGTTTGTAGATGCGAAGTCGGAGCCACTTCTCTCTGAGGTATTCGGTCATGCTGCCTCCAGCTCAGTGATGATGATTTCCAACCTGCCGCCCTTAACGACTTCGCAGCGAACCATGCGCACGTCATCAATCAGGCTGTCGTCAGCTATGACGCCTGCTTGCGTGAGTGAGTCGAGAGGTGCTTTGAATAGGTTGTCCAGGTCACGCCGGGCGCGTGTAGGTGGATATGCGAGGATTTTTACTTTGAGCCTGCCGGCCAGTTGGTATTGCTGATTTGCTTCGGTGATTTGTCTGGTTACTGCGGTGGTATATTCCCTGCCTTTTTTGCTTTTGATTTTCCTGCCGCGAAATACTGAGAAGAGGTGATTATTTCCGGGCGGCCAGGGCAGCTCTATTCGGTATTCGTTCATCGCTTCACCTTCCCTTCCCTCAGCAGCGCGTCCTGCGTGCGTATGACGCCTTCAAGGTGCGCTATGCGCGCCTCGGTGACATCACAGCGACGTGTGCGCCGGTCTATCTCATCATGGCAACCTGAGCAGGCCCACGCGCCAAACAAGTCATCAGGCTTCATACCGGTTCCGCAGATACCAACCATGCGGTAATGCGCGAGTACGACTGTTTCAGGATTGCCATTGCATATTCCCGGCAGCCTGACCTGGCATTCCCTGCCCCGCGCCTCATTGCGTAATTTACTCATGGCTCTCTCCGCACATCCGGTAATTGGGATCCTGCATCAGGTTTATTTCGCAGCTTGTGCAGCAATAAACCACCGACTCTGGCAGCGCCGCAGAACAGAAAGCGCACACAGAAGCACACTGCTCGCCAACGCCAGTAGGCAGATTTGATTGGCTGGCCCCGTTCGTGCTCTTCATAGCGGTTATCGACCTCGCAATTTTCACAGTCGTCTGAGATTGCCCTGGGCTGGCACAACTGCCAGGACGAAGACTGGAACAAGAGGTTCAACAACCATGCAGCATGATGAAGATGAATTTGTCGCACTGATGCGCGGCATGCTTGGCGAGTTAGATGAGCCAATGACATATGAGCAGGCTGCAATGGATGCGGCGGCTGATTACCGTACGGAGCAGCATGCAAGCAGAATGGAGGGTTAATTGTGGAGCTTTCACGTTTAGATGAGCCGTTTCCGCCTGAAGACATTGAGTGGCGCGTTCAGCAGTGCGGCATAGCTGGCAGTGGCAAAGCGTGGGCGATGGTTCTGGCTTACGTAACGAATCGGGCGATCATGAAGCGTCTGGATGACGTATGCGGCAAAGAGAACTGGAAAAACGAGTTCCTGCCCGGGCCTGATGGTGGCGTGATGTGTGGCATCTCGATTCGCGTAGGAGATGAGTGGATTGCCAAGTGGGATGGTGCCGAAAAAACGCAGGTTGAAGCCGTAAAAGGTGGAATGTCCGGCTCTATGAAGCGATCGGCCGTTCAGTGGGGAATTGGTCGCTACCTGTATGGCCTTGAAGAGAACTTTGCAGAGGCATCCGCAGAGAAGCGTCAGGGATGGAATAGAGCATCATTCAAAGACAAGAAGACCCAGCAGTTCAGAGAGCTTTGGTGGCAGCCCCCCACATTACCGTCATGGGCCCTACCACCTTCAACAACTATCTCCGCACCCACTTCCTCCCCCCAATCACCCTCAGCACGGCCTGCGGATGACATCCTTGCTGACTTCACTGCGCAGGCGGCAGAGTGTTCAACGCTTGACGACCTCAAGGGGATTTATAAGCCAGCCTGGAACGCACTCGCTTCCTCAGCTGATCATCAACAGAAGTGCGTCGAGGTGTTTAAAACCCGCGGCGCTGAACTTAGCAAGGTGGCATAAATGGCAAGTCGTGGAATCAATAAAGTAATCCTGGTCGGATTCCTCGGGAAGGATCCGGAGGTTCGCTATCAGCCATCAGGTGGCGCGGTAGCCAACCTGACCGTAGCAACGTCGGAGCAGTGGCGCGATAAATCTACCGGTGAGAACAAGGAGGCAACTGAGTGGCATCGCGTGGTCATCTTCGGGAAGCTTGCAGAAGTGGCTGGAGAGTATCTGCGTAAAGGATCGCAGGTTTACATCGAAGGCCAATTGCGTACCCGGAAGTGGCAGGCGCAGGACGGTACAGACAAGTACACCACTGAGATAGTCGTCAACGTTGGCGGAACACTGCAAATGCTCGGCGGCAAGCAGGAAGGTGTCCAGGGAAACAGACCGCAGCAAAGTCAGCAGCAGAGTCCGCAGCAGCAGGCTGGGCAATCTACTCCACCGGCAAACAATGAGCCGCCGATGGATTTTGACGATGACATTCCATTTTAAGGATGAAAATGAATAACTTAATGGTTGACCTCGAAACGATGGGTAATGGCACCTATGCCCCTGTAGTTTCAATCGGAGCAGTCTTCTTTGACCCAGCATCAGGCGAGACCGGCAATGAGTTTCAGGTGAATATCTCGCTTGAGTCATCAATGCGTCATCGCGCAAGGCCGGATGCATCAACGATTATGTGGTGGATGGGGCAAAGTGAAGAAGCTCGCAGTTCTCTGCTTGAAAACCCGACAGAGCTTTCAACTGCATTATCGCGCTTCAATGACTTCATTTTCGAAAACACCAATAGCAAGTTTGTTCAGGTGTGGGGAAATGGAGCGTCTTTTGACTGCGTCATCCTTCGCAGTGCGTATCAAATGACAGGCCAAAACCCACCGTGGAACTGGTGGAACGATCGTGACGTGCGAACAGTCGTTGAGCTGGGCAAAGCGATAGGTTTCGACCCTAAGCGGGATATGCCCTTTGAAGGAACCCGGCACAACGCGTTAGCCGACGCAATCCACCAAGCGAAATACGTATCCGCTATCTGGCAGCGCCTCGTTAAATAACACCCACCAATAAGGCACCGATCATGACCATCACCGAACCTTCGGCGGACTCTGCACGCCCTGATGAAGCTGAATCACTCAGGCTTCACAGGCTGGCTATGCAGGACGCACAGCAGAAGATTAACGCCCGGTATGGTGGTCGGTGCCGGATTGAATCACGTACGACAGAATCACTGGAAGCACGGCGCAGGGAGCGCGCCACCCGTGAATATGCACGAGAGGCAGCCTTCTATCCGCAGCTTCCATGCATCGTAATGACGAAGCCTGATGTTGTCTGGAATGACTATCAGACAGAGCTGCGCGGCAGGTTTGGTGCCGTGGTGCAGGACTAATTATTTTCGCCGCGGCATTGAGCCTGACAGCGGCATAAGGGGTAAGAGAATGAGTAATTACTACGTATCAGGATGCGTTGCCGATGGTGACGATGTGTCAACGTGCGATGACAGTGTCGCGCAGTTCTGGACGCTGTATCGCCGCAATGAAGAAGGATTGAGTGAGGGCATTATCGACTGCATGTTTCGTGAGGATGCTGAGGCGGCGATGCGCGTTTATAAGGAGCGTGACGCGCTGGCCGCGCTGACTGCGCCGCCGGTTAAGTTGCCGAACAAGGAGCATATCTTTCAAGGATGCGACACGCAGCAAATGACCATTTTATTGACGCACAATGCCGCTATAGATGGATGTGCAGAAGCCATCCGCGCAGCCGGTTATCAGGTGGAGAGTGAGTGATGGAAAAGCTGAATGAGTCGTTTGGCAAGATATGCAGCGCCAGCGAACGGGGCAAGAAAGGCGTGTTAGTTGACCTGCAAACCGTCAGTAAAATTCGCGATGAGTTCTGGGCGCTGGAGCAGCGCGCAGAAGCAGCAGAGGCGAAGCTGGCTGGGCTGGAGAAGCAGGAGCCTGCTGGTTATGCAGTTAAGCGATTTGATAACGGTAAGTTTGGGTCATGGCTGAAATCAAAAGGACTAGCTAAGGGGGATGCTGATTATTATGTAGTGCCTCTTTTTGAACGCCCCGCGCCCGCCGCTGACCTGGTGCCAGAGGGGTGGAAACTGGTGCGTGTCGAGCCGACAAAGCAAATGCTGGAGGCTAGCTATCGCGAGGCATCCGTTTACAGCCCAACAGCATATCGAGCAATGCTGGCCGCAGCACCCACACCGAACGAATAGGCGTATACTCCCCACAGGAGGACATCGCCATGTCACACAACTTAGCAGCACGCAGCAGAGAAGAACGCGACAGGATTAACGTGGATTTAGCCGCGTCAGGAGTAGCGTACAAGGAGCGTATGAATATACCGGTTATCGCCATGGAGGTGGAGATGCAGCAGCCGGAAGCGCTAAAAGGAGTATTTCAGGCAGAGATTGCAGCACTACAGGAACGTTGCGCTGCAGTACCCGCGCGGCACTGACCCGATTTATCAGAAGGAGGAAAAATGATGGATTGCATTCTTTTTAAAGACGATGGCACAACCAAGCTGATGAAAGTGAAAGATGGTCAGCTGAATGTGAACATCCCAAACCCTGGAAGTGATACTTACACGGGCTATCCAATCAAGCATTTCGATAACCAATCTGGAAATGACCGGATAGTTTACCTGATAGCCAGTCTTGACCCCATTTCTGAAGGCGAGATTCTGGAGGCAATTAATAGCCTACGACCTCAACCAATAGAGCTAATTCAGAAGTCTTAATTACACCTGTCACAATCCGTCGCGCCGGGTGACTAAAGTTTTACCGCGAAGAGTCGATGAACTTTCCACGGGGATCGGACCCGGTTTATCAAAGGGAGCAGGAATTTTGAGTTGGCACCATGGAGACTACATCAATCTGATTTCATCTATTGGGGGGTTAGGATCAGCTGTTTTCGCTGCATATGCTACTTACCAAGCAAGGAAATCAACTGAAATCTCAAAAATGTCTTTACTCAGGTCTGAGAGGCAGAGTGAAGTTTCAAGATTAATGGATGAGCTTGTCAGATTCGCAGAAAGATGCAACTTATGCCTTGCTGAGGACGGACATGTAAGGGAAAACATCGAAAGCATTAACGAGGTTGTAACAGCGTGTCATTATGCATTCCTTGCCATAGAAAACTCTGACTTAGATAAAAAAGATATGGATATGCTAATTCAGTTCTTCATCCGTCAATTAAGACCTGGCATAAATGGAGAGTTTGAGCATGGTTATGTATTACTCAAATTTGGAATGTCTAAAACTGACGAGGATTTGCGTACGCTGTATCGAAGGATTCAAGGAATCCTTGACCTAGAAGATCCTGTAGACATCCCTGAGCCAAACAATATTTAAATAAATAACCACCCCAGCGGTGGTTTTTTTACGCCCAAATTTCGGAGGTAGAACATGTCTGACGAATTAGACCAGGCCGCAGCGCTTGAGGAACTGGAAAGAACCATCGCCCTGGCGAACCGTAAGCGCCCGGAGATGCACTTTACCGGTGCCTGCTATAACTGCGAGGAGTCAGTAGATAAAGGCTTCTTTTGCTGCCCGGAGTGCTGCGAGGACTTCCAGCGCATTGAGCGCGCTAAGCAGCATAGGAGAGTCGCATGAAGATTACACAAAGCACCATTGAGCAAATAGTCATTACCGATATTGAGCGTCTCGACCCGGTTAAGGTGATGATTGAAAATATTAAGCCTGGCGTCGGCAATATCACTATCACCTGCTTCGGTAAATCATGGACCTCTTTCTGGGGCTCAATGTCTGACCATTCGATTCAGGAGTTCTTCGTAGACTGCAACGATTCCTACCTGATTAACTGCCTTGATCGTGGCATCAGCAGCGTTCTTGATGGCACCGACAACGATGCCAATATCGAATTTGTGAAAGGTCGTATTTGCAGATTGCGCCGCGACGGAGACATATCTGAATGGGAGGCTCGTGAATATTGGGATGAAGCAGAAGAATGTGAAAACGTTAAAATGTTCTGCTGCGACTATAGCTACCGCTCACCTTTACTGACACTGCTTGGTGATGATCCGTGGTACGCAGGTTGGCCGACAGTGCCTAATCCTGACTACGAATATCTAAAACGTATTGTTCAAGCGGTCCGTGAAGCCATCAAGCAAACCTTAACCGTTCCAGCTTAATCCCCCACCCACCCTATTCACTATCGCGCTCTGCGTGAGGAGTTGTTATGTCTGAATTAGCCATGAAGGTTTTGCAGTGGCAAGCCAGAGGTAATGTTGGAGTTAGCTCGGCAACGATGGCCTCAATTGCGTTAGGGATGAAAAAGAACTTCTATGGTTCGTATTTCTCTCCGCCATCAGACCCGTCAGACCTTAACCGATGCATGAAGCTGGTTCAGTGCATCCCTGAGATAAAGGACAGCTTCTCCCTAATAGCTTCGGAATGCCCGCGATTTGCACCGGTTATCCATAACTGGGATGAGCTGACACGTCTGCTGAGAAAAGAGCTTAAGAGGCCTGACAAGCGTGCGCCTGAAACCTACGCCCGCATGAAAGAGCTTTTGCATGAATGAACACCATCTGCGACATCACTCTTGGTGAGTTCCTTTTATGGCTCGCCTTTTTTATTTGCATCGTGCTGGTCTGGGACTGGCCGTATAAGGAGTAGAGACCGCTCCGAATGAAAACTTGCGTTAGTTTGCGAACTAGTTCTGTTAAAAAGTGCAGGAGAAATTATGGCTAAGCTAATGAACCTTCAGGAGTGGGCGTCGGCAACATATTCGCAGCCGCCCTCTTTATCCACCCTGCGCCGATGGGTCAGGGAGGGCAGGATTTACCCTTGCCCGGAGCTTCACGGAAAAGAATACAAACTAGAACCTGATTCGGTATACGTTGACCCGCGCAAGAAGATGATGGAGCGCCGGCCGGAATACGTAGCGCCGCCGAAAAAAGGATCGCTGATGGAGAAACTGAAACATGTCGAACAGGCCAAAGCGGTACGACGCTAATCTGCCAAGGAACCTGACGTATCGTAAAACGAAGCAGATTTACTCCTGGCGAAATCCTGTGAACGGTCAGGAGATTTCACTGGGTAAGATACCCCGCAAGGATGCGGTAGCCCAGGCTATAGAAGCGAACAGCTACATTGAACAAAACTACCTACCATCCGCCCTTCTCGATCGGCTTAAAGAGACGCCTGATTTCACAGTGAGTAAATGGCTTGAGCGGTACGACGTCATCCTGGGGCGACGCAGTCTGAAGCCAAGCACCATGAAGATACGTTGTAATCAGCTGCTAACCATTCAGGCTGAATTTGGTCGAATGCCTATTACCGCGATTAGTACGCGTGATATTGCAGTTTTCCTTGAATCATATGTTCAATGTGGGAAGCACAGCATGGCGGTTGCATTGCGATCGCTGCTGATGGATGTTTTCCGCGAGGCTGTTGTTGAAGGCATTATCGACAGGAATCCCGTAGAGCCAACCAGAACCCCATCACCTGAAGTCAGGCGCGAGCGCTTATCACTTGAGCAATTTCTGGCTATCCGCAAGGCTGCTGAAAGCATGGGAGGTTGGCTACAAAATGCGATGAACATCGGCCTGCTCACCGGACAGCGCCGGGAGGATGTAACGCGCATGACCTTCAGCGCGATCAGAGATGGGCGGCTTTTTGTGACGCAAAGCAAGACTGGTCATAAGCTGGCGATTCCACTGGAATTAGAGCTGAAAGAACTGGGAATGTCACTGGAGGGGATCGTAGAGGAGTGTCGGAAGGATAACCCATCGGATAGCCTGATTTATTCTGCAGTCCGTCGCGGGGGAAGAAAACCGGGGCCGGTTTCACCAGATGCGCTCACAGGTGCTTTTGCAGAGGCTCGTGAAATGAGCGGGATTAAGTTTGGCCCTAACCCACCCACATTTCATGAAATCAGAAGCCTTGCCAGCCGATTATATGAAGTGGAAAATTGAGAGGATTTTGCGCAAAGGTTACTCGGCCATAAAAACCTTTCTATGACTAAAAAGTATCTCGATTCACGCGGTCAGGAATATGTGATGGTATAGGTTGGATATAGTGATTTCGGGATATTTTCGGGAAATTTCGTAACCACCGCCAAAAATATAATATAAATCAGAGTACTAAAAAAAGACCGAATACGATTCCTATATTCGGTCCAGGGAAATGGCTCTCAAGGAGCCGTGCGCTAAAAGTTGGCATTTATGAAGGCGATGTCGCCTTGCCATTTAACATTAGAACAGCGCGG